GCCGCCCCGCCGGTGGGCCGTCAGGCCGCAGCGGCTCGAGCTGATCGCGTCGGACTTCTCACGTTGCGCCGTCGCGGCGTTGTCGCGGCTGCAGACGATGATGCTGATCCCCTGCTTGACCAGGTTCTCATCCTTCGGCGTCTTGAGGTTCGCCTGCGTGATCGGGCGGATCTGCGGATTCACCCGGTATGCCAGACCGTTGCCGATCGGGGCGTAGACGCCGAACGCCGTCTGGCTGCTGGGCTGGTAGCTGTAGCACGTCGCCGGCACGTGCTGGTTGTTCAGCCCCCGCACCTGGAACACGTCGCCAGCACCAGCGGTCTCGGCATTGCCCGGATCGTTCGCCGCCAGCCGGCCCGCGATGCGGTCGGTCGCGCGAATCCGGCCGCCGCCCGGACGGTGATAGATCGTCACCCTCGCGCTGCTCTCGCCTGCGGCGCCCAGGTCATAGGCGGACAGCAGGTTCTCCCCGAACGCGAACTGCTGGGGATCGATGCCTGTGATCGGGGCCTCACCGACCAGGTAGACGGCCCGCAGCATCTGCGAACCGCCGAGGCTGACCATCTGGCTCCACAGCAGCGGGCAGTTGACGCGCACGCCCCCGTAGGTGATGCCGTTGATGGTCTCGCGGTGGGCCCAGACCATCGGGATCGTGGCGCCCAGCTCGACGGTGTCCTGGGTGCTTGAGATGCCTTGCTTCGGGGCGAACTCGGTCCTGGAGACCAGCTGCTGGCCCTGCTGCTGCTCCTGCCGCAGCTCGCCCGGGCGGGGGGCGTTGCGCTGCTTGAGGCGCGGGCGGGGCGTCAGCAGGTAGGCCGCGGCCGACAGGACGGCCGAGATGGCGAGGTTGATCAGGAATCCGGTCAGCGGATCCAACGCCTGGGGCCCCTCCGCCGGCCGCAGCCGGCTCAGCCGCTCCTGCTCGAGCTGAAACTGCCGGTACTGGGTCTCGCTCAAGCCCAGGGCGGTCATGATCTGCCGATCGATCGGCAGCAGCAGTCGGTGGCGGCGATTCCCCAGCATCAGAACCTCAGGTCTGCGCTTGGAGGCAGAGCGCCGACCATCGCCTGCGTCAGCACCCGCCGCGGCCAGTCGCCGCCAATCGCATCCAGCGGGCTGCCGAGGGTCACCGAGACCTGCTGCAGATCCTGCACATAGGCGGTGATCGCGTAGGTGTCGATCATCTCAATCCCCGTTTCGTCAAGGGTGACAGGATCCAGCCAGACGGTGCGGATCTTGGCGATCCACAGATCATCGGCCGCCTGCTTCCAGATGTTCAGGCCCAGCACGTCGGCGTTGAACGCCAGCACGGCCTCGGCGTTGGGGAAGCCCAGGTCCACCGTCGCGCCTGAGTAGGCGAAGCCGGCGTGCATGTAGTCCACTCCCTGGTAGGTGCGGGTCTCGCCGGTGTGGAACTGCTGGAACGCATAGCCCGTCGGGGCCCCGTCGCGGGTCAGCAGCTGCACGTAGACGCCTTCGGAGATGTCGTGGTCCATCAGATCCCCAGGCTCCGGCGGGCCCCTGGGCTGGACTGCAGGGCCCGCTGCTGACGGGCGGTGCTGCGGGTCGCGGCGGCCTGCGCCAGGGCCGCGGCCTGCTCGACGGAGACGTAGTCCACCGAGTTGATCCGGGTCGTCTCCACCTTGATCCGCACCGTGCCATCCGGCGAGCTGGCGGCGACCGCCGCGGCCCGGGCGGTGGACTCTTGGCGAGCGGTCTCGACCAGCCGCTGGACGACCTGATCGGTGGACTCGAACTGGCCTCCGGCGCCGCTGGCGCCAGGGATGCCGGGGTATTGCTTCAGGGCCACTGGTACCCGGCGGCCATCGGGCAGGGGGATGAAGGCCTCAGGCGTGGAGCCCTCCCCGTAGATCGCCGCCTGCGGGGCCGTGGCGATCCCGCCGCGGGCATAGGTGCGCAGGGGCACCGGGCCCTGGGGGGTCATGATGCCGCCGGTGGCGAAGCTGAAAGGGTTGCCGCCTTGGAATGGGGTGATCGCAGCGGATGGCAGCCCGGCCGCGAACGATCCGGCCGCGGGAGCGAAGAACTGGCTGAAGTCGCCGCCGGGGAGGGCGTTGATGCCGGGGGAGATCGGTGCGATGCCGCCACCACCGCCGATGCCGCTGATCGCCTTGATCACCGGCGCAATGACCGCAATCTGGATCAGCTGCTGCGCGATGTCCTTGAGCACCGTGGCGCCCAGCTCCTGCAGGCTCTGCCCCAGGTTCTCGGCACCCTGGATCGCAAGACTGAACGCCTGCTGCATGCCCTGGCCGATCGTCTGGGCCAGGCTGCCTGCCAGCTCGTTCTGTTCCTGCAGCTTCTCAGATTGCTGGCTGTAGTAGTCGCTCAACGTGGCGGCTAGGGTGACTTGTTGGTCTTGCCATTGCTGAGAACTGAGCTGCATTGCACGCTCATTCTCAATCGCTGCGATCTCCTTAAGTCCCTCCTTATAGCGCTCGGCCATGTCAGCATCAACAGCCTGTATCCGTTGCAGGATTGACATGGGATCCACCATGCCTTCGATCTCTTTCGTCAGGCTCTGGTAGGTGTTGAAATAGTCAAGCGCGTACTGTGCGCGGATCTTCTCTGAATCGGTGGCCGCCGTTCTGAGATCACGCTGCAGCTGGAGTTCTTCGGTTATGGCTTTTGTGCTGGCTTGATCTTCGCGGAGTTGGGTGGAGTATTCCTGCTGGTCCTTTTGGCGTTGCTTGGCCAGTTCCTGCGCCTTCTCAAGCATGCGTCCATAATCGCCAATGCCGGCGACAGGAGATCCATTGGTAAGCTCAGAGAATACCCTGCGAGCGTTCGCCTGGCGTTCGGGAATCGCTCTTATACCACTACGCTCATAGAATCTGTCAAAAATCTCGGCAGCTTGCTCTGGCGTTTGCGCTTGCTTGAGTTTAGAAAAAGCACGAGACTCCGGCCCCATCAATTCCGAAACCATGAATCGCAGTTGAGTTGCCAGATCGCCGGCTTGCCTGGCGCCGCCTGCAAAGCGAATCAAGTCAGTTTGACGAGTTCCAGTCCACTGAGCCAGCCCATAGCCGCCCACGTTTCGCGGAAGTCCTACTGCACCACCTTCGTTAATTCGTGGATTTAATCCAGATTCTCTGATCAGATTCCCAACAATGCCGCTCGCTTGTGCTTCGCTCAATCCGAGCGCCTGCTGCAATTCCTTGGCAATCTGAGCGCCAAGTGATGCCTCACCCTTCTTCTTCTCTTTCCCCTTCCCCGCCGCCGCTGCAGCCCTCTCATTCGCAAGCCGCTCTTGCCTGGCATCTTCCCTAATCTTGATCTGCTCGGGAGTCAGGCCGCCACCCCTTGCCTCCCTTTCCATCGACTGCAGCTCACGCGCACGCTGCGCAGAGACTGGTTGGCCGGTGCGATTGTCATAGACAACACCACCAACCGTAGTCGTCAAGCTGCTGCCTGATTCCAGAAGTTGACGAGTTTGCTGCAGTTGACCTTTGCGATTGCGGATGTACTCGGCCCGTTGGAATCCCTGGAATTGACCAGGATAGAGCTTAAGTGATTCCTCGGCTGCCCTTTGCTCATCCGATCTTGAGCCGCTGAGATTTTTTGCTGCGGCGCCGGCTAAGTTGAGCGCTGCCGTCAGAGCTTTCAACCCAGCAACAACTGTTGGACCGAATAACTTAAACAGTTCTGCACTGGCGTCCTTGAACGCATTGCCAAGATCGTAGGCCGCCTGCTGTGCAGTGTTGAACTGCTGATTGAGCTTGCCGAGCTGCGTGTCGCGTAGCTTTGACAATGCCTTAAGCATTATCTCGGTGGTTATCTTTCCTTCTTCTCCGGCCTTTTTTAGATCACCAATGCTAATCTTCATCTCCCTTGCAATCGCCTGCGCAACCAATGGCGCTTGCTCGCGAATTGCACGCAATTCCTCACCCTGAAGCCTGCCGCTTGCTAGTGCTTGCTTGAGTTGAAGCACGGCCCCTGCGGTCTCCTGTGCCGTTGCGCCACTATTTCGCGCCGCAGCGCTAAATCCAATCAGCGCGTCCTCTAATTCGCGAATAGTAAAACCAGAAGGCCTCAATGCCGCGTAGAGATTGGAAAACTCTTTTTGGGCCTCGGCGGTTGATAGTCTCAAAGTGCCAGCGATCGTTGCCGCGGACTGTTGCGCCTGGTTGTATTCGCCAAATTGATCTGTCAGGGCCTTGAGACGCACCTGCTGAGCCTCGGCGTCTATGCCGGCCGCGGCGACGGCCCCTACCCCCGCAACGGCCGCCAGTGGCGCTGCCACCCTGGCCGTCAGGCCGCCGATCAGCCCCGCGCCGACACCGCCGCCTGCGGCAGCAGGTGCTGCGCCGCTGGCGGCATTGAGCCTCGCCTGAACCTGTCGAAGTTCGGTGCTGTATGCACGGAAGTCTGCTGTCCCAGCCTTGACCGATTCCCGCAGCTGCGTCAGTACCTGAACCTGAGATCGCATGCCGGCGATCGTGCCATCACCGCTCTGCTTGAGCTGCCGATAGGCACCGGCGAGTTTCTTGAGATCCTGATCAGTGCCAACGGACTGCTGCGCCAACCCCTGCAGCGATTGCTTTAGGTTGTCAAACCCTTTGATTCCGTCAACTTGTTTCAGAATCGCCAGTGTTCTTGGCGAGAAAATTGTTGGCTCGGGAATTGCGGTAATAGCCTTGAGCCTTGCTTGCAGTTTCTGCAGCGAAGCGTCATAGGCGTTGAACGCTTGACTTCCGACCGTTGCCTGCTCTTTTAGCTGAGTCAGCGATGCAATCTGGTCGCGCAGATTTGCAATCGTATTGCCGCCTTGTCCTTGCTGCTCTCCAAGGGCACCAATCTGTGGGACGGTGCTGACTCTTTTCAGCTGCGCCTGTAGCCTGCCGAGTTCAATGCCGTACTCACGAAACTCATCTTTCGTAATCTCCGTGCTATTTCGTAAGCTAGAAAGCGCAGAAATCTGCGCATTGATAGCCTTTATCGTGTTATCTCCACCTTGCCTTGCTTGAGCGTAAGCTGCGTTTAGCCTTTCCTGCTCAGAAACGACTACCTTGCCGATTTGTGCCGTTGCTTGCAGCTTTGCATTGACTTGCTCAATCTCTTTCCCGTACCTGTCAAACAGCAGAGTGCCAGGAGCAACCGCTTCCCGTAGCTGCGTCAGCGCTTGGACCTGCAGCCGCATGCTGTTGATGCTGCCATCGCTGGCGCTCTTCAGCTTCTCGTAGGCGGCGTTGAGCTTGAACAGATCCTGGTGCGTCGCGCCCGCCTGCTGCGCCAGCCCCTGCAGGGACCGCTTCAGCGAGTCAAAGCCCTGGATACCCTCAACCGATGCCTGAATCTTCAGCCGGGTCGCGTTGTCAGCCATCTCGGTTCAGCTCCTCCAGCGCGGCCGACTCCATCACCTGTAGGCCCTCGAGCATCGTGACAGGATCCTCCACATGGTAGAGGTCCAGCAGCCAGCGGGCGGCGTTGTAGTCCAGGCCCTGATACCCCGCCATCGTCGTCCGCCACTGGGTCTGGAGCCGCATGAACATCCGCACCGTCTCCCAGTTCTCCTCCCACACCTCGCAGTCGCCGCTGCGCTCGTCATCATCGTCGCGGATCCAGATCACCCCGAGGGCCGCCGCGTCACGGTCGGCCTCGGAGTAGTCCCTGCCGCTGCCGCCGGTCGCCCAGTACCGAGCGACCGCGGCTAGTTTCCCGCCTTGCCCCCGTTCACGCCCAGGTAGAACGCTTCGATCACCGCCCGCATGAACGACTGGTCCTGCATCAGCTCATCCCGGGCAGCCTCGCTGAACGGGATCTCCTCGCCTTGGCCGTCGAGGATGCCAGACCAGCCGACCAGAACGCCGCGCACCAGCTGCTCATCGCCCCTGTCGGCCAGCTGCTGCATCTCCGGGCGCGTCACCCGGCGGAACACCGCATCAAAGGTCTCCTCAATCTGCACACCACCGTCGCCGGCGGTGCGGATCGGCACCGGCCAGCGGTAGCTGGTGGCCTTGACTTTCTGGTAGGGCATCGGATCAGGAGTAGCAGAGGATCAGTTCGTCGTTGCCGGCCACTGATGGCACGGCGGTGTAGGGCAGGGTGAAGTGCTCCACACCCTGCGCCGACTGGTAGGCCGGCAGCCCTAGATCACAGTAGGGGTTCACCAGGCCGATACGGTTGCCGGCGGTGGTGCCGTGCAGGTAGGCCAGGCGGCCCAGGGCGCCGTCGGTGCGGGCCTGCTCGAACGGGTTGAACGTCGCCATGCTGGTGGTCTCCATGACGACCGTGCCGCTCATTGCGCCGTCGACGATCAGCACCTCCTTGCTGCAGCCGATCAGCTCGCGGTACTCCACCTGGTTGCCGAAGTCCAGGGTGTTCGACTCAAGGCAGCCGGCCACACCGAAGAACCGGAACGATCCGGCGGTGTCGTTGCGGAACACCTTGGGCGTCGTCTGGTTGGCGTAGGTCGGGGTGACAGGGCTTGCGTCCGTGGGGGCGTTGTAGATGCCGGTGACGTTGAATGTGATGGTCGGGATCTGGCCGCGGGTGTGGTTGAAGCTGGCGGTGGCGCGGCAGCCGGTCAGGGTGTGGACGATCTCGGTCCCGCTGGGGCCCCCGAGGCGATACTGGATGGTGCAGCTCGTGTCGCTGACGCCGTCGATCGTGCTGATCGGCATGTAGCGCACGTTGGCGCCGATGCTGTAGGCGCTGGTGTTGTCGGTCGTGAAGGTCGACGTGTAGGCCGCCACGGTGGCGATCTTGGTGCTGCCGACGTACTGCGTGATCAGGCCGATGCTGTTGATGCCCGTGCCGGCGGTGATCGTGATCACCATGCCCGTGTAGGCGTCGTTGACGGCCGAGGATCCAGCGGCGAGGGTGATGGTGCCGGCGCCACCTGCGGTTGCGGTGCCCGTCAGCGCCGTCCCCATGACGGTCTCGGACAGGCGGCTGGAGCGCAGCAGGGGGGCGTAGCGGGGCGCAGTGCCGGCGGTGCCGCTGCCGGCATACTCCACCGTCATCTGCAGCTGCACCTGCGTGTCGCTCATGAGGCCCTCGTAGGCGCCCATGTACGGCCGGATGATGTCCCGGGACACCACGTTGCCGGCCAGGGGGGTCAGGGCCAGATCGGAGTTGACCAGGACCGCATTGGTGCCGTCAGGCGCTGCGTTGACGCCGTAGCTGGCGCCCTCGGTCTTCGCCAGAATCGTCCTGAGCTTCGTCTTGTAGGCCATCGTCGGAATCGGTTTCGGCTGGAGCTGGCTCGACTGCCGGGCGATTTCTCAGGCCAGTGGCCGGGTCCATCTCCCAGATGCCGCCGATGCCGCGGGTGTCGTCCTCCATGCTAGACAAGCTCCAGATCGCCCTCGGTCGTACGGTAGACGAACACGAATGGCATGGTGATCAGCCCCGCCGGCGAATCAGCCTGCAGCAGCTCGCAGGTCGTGCGGCCCGGTCTCAGGTCAATGGTGAGATCGCGCAGGGTGGTGCTGGCCATCGTTCGCCGGTGAATCTCGGCGACGATCGGATCCGCGATCACATCCGGCTGGGTGTCGCGAACGATCACCACCGCCCGCGCCATGAGGGTCCAGTCCAGATAGGGCAGGCTGGTCTGCACGTCCGGGTCGTCGTCGATCCATTCGAGGGCGATGCCGGGCGACTCGTGGCGCTGCAGCGGCTCCACCCGGCTGCGCCAGATCCGGCCCGACACCTGTGGCGTCCCGGTAAGGGCCGCGGCCCAGGCGGACAGGATCTGCTCGCGGATGGTGGTCATGCTGCTGGGGGCCAGGCGCCGGGGTCGGGTTCGGTGCCGGCAAACACGCGACCACCGGAGCCGTAGGGCACAGAGTAGAACCGCAGCGCCCGCGGCAGGATCGGCAAGGCGCAGTTGACGTAGAACCCAGGGAGGGGCGTAGCCGGGGTCAGCTCGTTGCCGTCAGCGTCGTAGGTGCCTGGCAGCACGACCTCTCCGATGATGTCGAGCGATCCTTTGTGGCCGAGGCTCTTGATCTCGCCATCATCGTCGAGGTAGCCGGCGCCACCGGCGGCATCATGGGCGGCCTGTTCGTCGGAGAATCGCAGGGTGTAGTGGCGCATCACTGGATCGTGGATTGAAGGTTGGCGTTGGGGCGGCGAGATTTGAAGATGGCGAGTTCGCGGATGTAAACGCCCGTCGCTCGGTTGAGGCCGTTGTGATCCGCGCCGAAATCAATGCGTGTCAGGTTTGATGGCATCGTCGCTGTTGAATCTGTAACAGTTGCATTTGCATGAGCCAGCGCCAGATCGTTCGCGGCGTATGCTCCGGCGAAGTTCGCCGCCGCTGTCGTCAGGCTCTGCGCAGATGTAGCCACACCATCGAACACACCGCCTGCAGAAGTGGAGATGGAAGGAAACCCTGACTGAACATTAAGGTTGACAGTGTTATTGTAGCCATTGTCAGAAGCGCGAATGATGAACTGGTTTCCGCTCTTGGTCGGTTGAGCCATGATGACGGATGCGTACAGGGTTCCCGCCGCCTGATTCCAGATCCCCGCAAACGCCGCGCCCGTGATTGAAGCCACGTCCGCCGTGCTGCTGGCGGTGAGGGCTCCGGTGGGGACGTAGGGGGCGAGGGGGCCGGCATTTATCTGCGCGCCGGTGATCCAGAAGCCTGTCGTGCCGTCTGCAACTGGCGTCTTGATGGTCCAGTGGTCGCCGCGATTGCCTGGCACTGATGTCGTGCTGGTGAAACTCCACGACACTCGATGCCAGCCATTCGGTGCCGCCTGGACAGTGCAGGCCGTGATCGTCCCGATTGGCGTCGTAGCTCCACTGGCAGGCACAATGTCAAACACCTCGCCGGTGACATTACTCCGAAGCCTGATCGTATTAGTTCCGCTCAGCTTGAAAAATGCGCTTTGCGTGTATGCGGTTGAGTTGACAAGCGAAATGGACGAACCAAAGGTCATTCCATCTGTGTTGTTTCCAGTATTTGCGCCACTATTCAGCGCAAAAAGGCTAGCGCTTGTTACTCCGTTAATCGGCGTTGATACGCTTTGAGTCGTTAGGGTTGCATTAATAAGGCTATAGCTATTAAGTGCTAAGACTGATTCACTGCTGGTTCGCAGATTCGTCACCGCACCCCAGATCCGCCACCCCAAGCACGCCCCCGTCGCCGGGTCGTACTCCACGAATGGCACGTTGGCCGTCGGCTGCACCAGCACGCCCGCCGAGTTGAAGCCCCAGGCTGGGCTCGAGTTGGTGAACGTGATGATCTGAGATCCGCTAATCAGATCCGTCACCGTGCCAGTCCTGACCGGGGCGATGTGCCAGCTGGGGATCTCGCCAGCTGCTCGATACAGCCCCGCCCGCCGAAACGGGCTGCCCAGGACGGGCCTCAGCACCGGCACCAGATGGGTCATGTCGCGCTCACCTCTCCAGTCAGCAGGAACTCATCGGTGGTCGGCAGGGCGATGACGCTGGCGGTCGCATACTGGTAGGCCGTGCCTGTCGCGCTCGTCGCCGCCCTGCGGGTAGCACCGGCGCCAGCGTTGACCACGACCCGGCCGGTGCCGTACTGCAGCATCAGGCACTCGAACTCGGCGCCCAGTCCCGCCGGGTAGGTCACGGTCACGGCGCTGCTGCTGGTGAACACCAGCAGCTCGCTCTGGTTCTCAATCGTCAGGGTGTAGCTCGTGCCGCTCACGGTTCGACGCCGGATGATCCCGGCAGGGCCTCGCTGCCCCGGCACTGACACCGATACGCCGGCATCGCCCTGTTCCAGCACGCTCGCGGTCATGGGCGGCTCCTGGTGCCGAGCACCGTCAGCTGGCCCGCCAGCGGGTAGTAGCTGTCACCGCCCACCCGGTAGTTCAGGTCGTAGGCGTACTGGTCGCTGGCAGGCATCGCCAGGGTCGTCGCCGGTGCCAGCCTCATCCGCAGCGTGCCCGCCGCGGCGGTCAGGGCTGTCACCGTGAACGATCCGACCAGTGAGCCGTCGATCGTGGATTTCACGTCGGCGTCCAGCGTTGCGCCGACCAGGCTCACGGCCTTGCCGACCTCGTAGCCGATGCCGGTCAGATCCTGAGCGATCGGGCTGATACCGATGCTGGCGCCGCCGACCGTCGCGCTCACCTTGAACGCATCGCTGGTCAGACCGCTGCTGATCACGTAGTAGCCCGTCACCCCGGCCATGCCGCAGGGGAACGTCCCAGCGTCCGACCGGAAGCCCACCAGGTCGCCTGCCACGAATCCATGGCACCTCAGACCGATCAGGTCGCTGCCGGCCGTCAGTGTCACCGGCCGCACGTTGTCCAGCAGCTGCACATCCAGCTGGTACGTGCCGCCCTGAACCACCGTGATCGGGTAATCCGCCGGGATCATCGGCCGCTCCCAGCCGTCCCCGTCACGCTCGGCGTGCCGCCGCTGATGCTCACCAACCGCAGCCGCACGAACCGCACCGGGCCGCGCATCTGGTACAGGTATGTGCCGTTCGCGGTGATCGTGTAGCTGTCCACCACTCCATCGCTCAGGCGGCCGTAGCTGGTGCCGTCCAGGCTGCCCTCAAACGCCACCACCACGTTCGTGCCGATGCTGGCCACAGTCACCTGAAACGTCAGATCGACGCCCGTACTCTCCCGGGCGGTGCCGACGCCGGCGGTGGTCAGGGTGCCCAGGTCGCGGGTCAGAAACCCTGATGTTGCGCCGAGGGTCATGATCGCCGCTCCTGTGCTCCCATCCTAGCCACCCTCACAGATGCACTTGGCTCGCCACCAGCCGGGCCCTGGTCACGGTGATGTCGGCCGATGCGCTCAGGTTCGCCAGGTGCATTGAAACCTCGCCGTTCGCTGGTAGCGACACCATCCATGCCGTCGTCAGTTTCGCATCCTGGCCGCCGCTGCCGTGGATCGCATGGGTCTCGGTCGCATCGATCACAACGCCATTCACGGCCAGCTTCATGGCCAAGGTGTTATTGTTTCCGGCCGTCGCCTCGACCGATCCCGACACCCGCAGCAGCACGGTGTTGCCGTTGTTGTTGCGCAGGCCCATCGGGTCCGTCGTGCCCAGGGCCAGGCCGTTTGCTGTGGCCGTGTCCAGCGTGCCGGTGACGCCGATCGCTCGATAGACGCCCTGGGCTGCCGAGGGGATCTGATAGCTGGTCAGCCGGCTCACCTGCCCCCGCACGTCGGCGCCGGCGAGGAAGTAGGGCAGGCTGGCCCAGGCAGTCGTGCCGTCGCCCATCTTCAGGCGCCTGGTGTCGGTCTCGATGCCGAACTCACGGGACAGCAGCACGGGATTAGCTGCCGTCCACTCGGCCGCTGTGCCGCCGCGCATCCGCAGCCTGGTGATCCGCTCGCTCATGGCGCCCCTCCGTTGATCACGTTGTCGTAGATGTAGACCGTGCCCGGGGTGCCGCCGTCCAGCACCACATCGCTGTCGGTGTCCACGCTGTCGCCCTCGAGCACGGCCGGCCCCGCAGGTGCCGGACTCTCAATCACCGTCGCCTGCATCCGCACGACGCTCAGCCGGCCGTCATCGATCGGCATCACGCTCCGCACGGTGTAGGGCACGGCGTCAACCACGATCCCGGTCCCGTACTGCAGGCTGCCGAACTCGCTGGTCTTCACCGTCAGCTCATAGTCCGTCGTCAGCACCATCCCATCGGCGATGATCTCGCCGGGCATCATCAGCAGACCCAAACCAGAAACGGCGCCCGCAGTCACGCTGCTGGCGCCGAAACTGAACAGCAGATCCAGGTCTGCGTCGATCATTGATCAGAGGTACTTCGCCGATCCCCGACCCATCACGCTCACGGCACCGGAGCTGGTGCCGCCGGAGGTGGTGAACAGCACCCGCACGTAACGGCGCAGGCTGTCGCTGTTGAGCGTCAGCGTGGCGAAGCCGGCGGTGTTGGCGGCAGCCGCAGTGAACGCACCCCCGGTTACGTCGACGAAATCGCCGGCGGTCGTGGTGTCGCTGTGCTGGATCTTGGCGGTCAGGGTGACGCCAGAGCCAGCAGCGGCATGGTCCAGGGAGAACGTGACGTCACCCTCGTAGTTCAACAGGTCCACGGTGGCGGCAGAGCCGCCAACCTGGCCGGCGCCGGTGGTGCTCGCCAGTGCCACGACGGCGCAGGCATGAAGCTGGAAGGCGGTCGTTTTGCCGCCGAGGTTCTGGATGGTCATTGTTCAGCGACGGGGGATTTGATGTTGCGGGGCTTGCACACCGGGGCCGGGACCGGGACCGGGGCCTCCGCCGGCAGGGCCAGCCGCTGAGAGATCAGCAGCTTGGCATCAGCAGATGAGACCTGAATCGGATCAGGGCCTGGCTGGTGCGGCTCGCCTGCAATGCAGCAGGCGGATTCGAGGATGATCCAGCTCATCATGTCCCCAGTGCGAAGCTGGCGGCCCGGCGGCACACCCAGTCCAGATCTTGCATCACGGTGTAGATCACCTGACCCTTGGCCGACTGGGTGTAGGGGTCCACGACGATGTCCAGGCCGCTCCAGGTGGCCAGGACCAGGTCCGAGAACACCCCGTAGAACACGTCATTGGTCTGCACCTGGTTCGACACCAGCACCGGATGGCGGCCGATGGTGCCAGCGTCCGAGACGATGTAGTCCGACCCAGCAGCCGAAGCCCGCAGGGTCTTCATGCCGCCGGCCTCGGTGATGGCGTTCATGATGTAGCGGGCACTGCCCACATTCACGTTCGCCGCGGTGCAGGCTGCCCGCAGATCGATATAGTCGCCCCAGTCGCCGGAGTCGTGGGTGCCGCCGCCCAGGTTGGCCGGGTACACCTGAGAGGCGCCGCCGCCGAGGGTCACCGAACCGATGCCGGTCACGTTCCGCAGGCCCAGGGGCTGACCATTGGAGCCGCTGCCATAGGCGCCGCTGGAATCAATCCCCAGCGCCATGCGCTCGGCCATGTCCTGACGCACCAGGGTGTCGATGTCCGGGGTGGTCTGGATCAGGGACCGGCGCGACACCGGCACCCGGACACCGATGGTCTTGGGGGTGCTCGAGATCAGGCCGAAGGTGGCATCGCTCGGGCTGACGTCAACGTCCTCACCGACCCAGTAGTGCTGGCTCGCGGCGGTCTTTCGCGGGATGTCCACATTGCCGGTCAGGCCCGACAGGGTGGTGATGCCGGACTGGAGCAGCGCCGACTGGTTGATCAGCAGGTCGATGAACGATCCGGCCAGCAGCTCAGTGCCGACCAGGGCACCACCCTTGCCGAAGTTGCCGACGGTCTGGTCACGCTTGGCGACCACCCAGTCGAACGGGATCCATGCGCCATTGGCAGCGCGGTCGGCCTTCTGCTCGGCGGCGCGGTGGCACTCCAGCTCGAAGCCGGCAGCATCACGGGCGGCCTGGCTGGTCGGGTCCGCCAGGTGCCGCAGCAGCTTGATCACCGAGTAGCGGCTGAGATCCCGCTTGTCCATCCCGATCAGGGCGTCAGCCTCGACGTGCAGGCCGCCGGGCTGCAGCTCACGGCTGCGGGCGCCAATCTTGCCCAGAACCTGCTCGCGGGCCTGGTCAACCGATGCGCCAGCGTCGACCAGATCGTCGGCCATGCCCTCAGGCATGCCGTGCTGGCGGCAGATGGCGTTGATGCTCTTGATGCGCTCGCGCTCGACCTCAGCGGCCGAACGGGCGTCTTGTTGGGTTTCGACGGTCATCGTTTCGGGCGGGGCCGATACATGCTCTTCCATGCTAGAGGGTTGCGATTGTTCATGTTCCACCGCAGGCGGCGGCGTGGCGACAGCCGGGTGCTCCCGCTGCTGCCGCTCGCTTGATGTCGACGCTGCTCCTATGTCCTGCAAGTAGGCAAGCTCCTCACGCTCAGCCCTCTCAATCTCAGCCGGATGCTCCCGCTGCTGCCGCTCATGCCCAACCGAGTCGTCAGCAGGGATCGACACGGTGCTCACCTCCAGTGGCGCCCATTTGGTCACCAGGATCTTGCCGTCGCCCATGTCCATCGCGTCGCGCACCTCATAGGCGAAACTCACCTTGCTCGTGATCCCGCTCTCCACGTCCTGCCGGCGCTTCCATTCCTCGCTCCCGCGCTCGTTGGTGTTCGGGCTCCAGCGGGTCGTCACCACCCCGCGGCGGTCGGCGCCAATCTCAGCACCAGTCACGACACCCAGCACCACATCGCGGTCGTGGTTCCACAGGTGGACCGCTCGGTTGTTCAGCCGGCTCAGGTCCGCCGCGCCAGGTGCGTGACTCAGTACCTCGCTGCCGAACCACCGCTGCACCGGCGACTCGCTGCTGAACGTGAAGCGGATCCCGTCCTCAACCGCCTCCGGAGCCATCGCCACGTCAAGCTCACGGCGGACCACTCCAGACCCAAAGCACCGCTGCAGCTCACCATGCGCCAGCTGGCGCGGGGCTGCGGGCTCAGCGCTCAGCTTGCTCGCGGGGATGATCCAGTGCTTGCACAGTGCGCCCGGGGCAATCTCGCCCTCAACCACCTCGCAGGCCGCCGGGCCCTGGTAGAACGCGCAATTGCTGCAGACCATCCCCTGTCCCGCGGACGGGCTCTCGGGCATGTAGTGAGCATCGGCCTGGCTGAACTGCCCCACCTCGTCGGCGATTTCCTCCAGTGCCTCGTAGAGCATCCCCTGCGCCACCGTCATGTCTGGCGTCAGCTCACGTTCCCCCGTCGCTTCCTCGAACAGGATCGCATCGTGATCGTGGTCCTTAAGCCATTGCCGGGCCTCCGCCGGGGTGAACCGATCAGCGTCGAATCGGATCGCCTGCAGCACCACCGGATCGTCGTCCTTGATGCCGTAGATGAAGTCCACCCCCTCGCCGCCGGCATCGTTCTGGCGGCGGAAACGGTCGAACCCATCAGGGTCCACCAGCCGCGCGGCATGCTCATTCGGGTACGGGCGGGCCCCCTGATCTTCCATCCTGGCAATGCCGCGATCTGCCTTGATGCTATCGGCCCTCTCATTCGCCCACCGCTGCCCTGGGTCGCCGCCCCACGCAGCCCACGCCACCCGGCCCGGGCTGGGGTAACCGTCCTCGCCCGGTCGGAAGCCCTCGCCCTGCTTGTCCACCTCGTGCCGGGCGAACCATGCCGCCATCGTGATCACAGTGTCCTCAGATAGCGGCTCACCGCTCAGGATCTGCCCCGCACGCCTGGCGGCCACCGCCGTCCCGCCGCGGCGGCCCTCGGCCTTCCAGTCGCGGTAGCGCTGCGCTTCCTCGCGCATCCCCTCCGTCGGTGTCAGATCAGGCATCTGGCGAGTCCTCCGCTGGCGGATCCGGTCGCACCGGCGGTGGTGCCTGCGGCTGCACCCCGTACTGGGCCTCGAGCTGCTGCTCCTGCTGCTTGTCCTTCAAGATCTGCTCGTAGGTGGTCCCCAGTCTGGCGATGATCTGGGTCTTGCTCACGTAGCCCGCTCCCTCCATGATCACGTTCGCCTCGGCCTCCTTCTTGGGGTCCACCCACTGCCATCCCCTCGGCTGCCACTGCGCCGCCATCAGGTAGCGCTCCGGTCG